TTAGCTTCCCACCGGGTAGCCATCGGAACAAAATATCACGCGACTGAGACAAAAGCAGACGCGCAAGACCCTCAAAATTGAGGTCAGCCATTTGGACCCCGTTAAATTATTTCTATATCAGTTAATGAGTGTGCGCAGATACCCACGCCACCAAACTCGTTTACAGCATTTAAAAAATTGGTCTGTTCTGCCGTCAGCTTACCCTTCGGGCCCTTCACTTCGACCGCGAGGAACCGACCATCCTTGGTCCAACCGATTAGGTCAGCCCCGCCGGGATTACAGACCCCGTAGCGTATCATGGTGCCCTCAGCGGTCCGACACATTCCGATGTTGTTGCGAAACACTCGATGGCCCATCTCGCTCAGAGCCACTTGAATGTCCCGCATCAGATCAGCTTCACTCATCCATCAACCTTGACGATAAACTGACTCGCTTCTGTGATGGCCTTTTGGCCCTGCATTGCTTTGGCTTTCGAGCTGTATGCCTCGCTTGATGCGAGGATGCGTCCGTTTGATGCAATGAACCGGAAGCGCCACTTTTTCGACTTGTCTTTGTAAAAATCCACGATCACCTTTGCCATGTCGTCGTCCTCCATTTTTGTGTAAAACTCCGCCGTCGCTCCACACTTCGAGCATGAGAGGTTTGCGACGATGCCATCACCCTCGATGCCGTAGTCCTCAAAACTGTGGTCCCCACCCCAAATCATTTTCGCCCCGCAGAACCAACAGGTCATGCCCGGCCTATCATCTCTTTTTCGAGAGTGTCGATAATAAAATCCAAATGCGGGGAACCATTTTTATGAGCGTATTCTAGTGTCCCAATTAAACTTGCATGACCGATGTGCCTTTTGGCAATACATAGATTTACAAAATATCTTCCAATCAAATAGAGGTCGCCCTCTTTAAGTTCAGCGCCAAACATTTCCACTTCATGCTTTTTTCGAGAGTAGTCCACACCAAACAAATCTTCGCTCATTGAACCATCTTCTCCGCTCTGTGTTTGATTACATTCTGGGCCCACCAATAAGGATTTTTATAGTTTCGCTTTTTACCCAAAGCGATCAGTCCTTCGAGAGTTCTTGTCTGACCTTGCTCAATGTGTTGCTTCCAACGGACAGCGGCGGCGTCAACTTCGGAAAGTTCCCCATCTCGCTGCTCCACTTCCCGACTTTCGACCGCAAAGATATGTCCACACAGAGCGCATTTTGTCGGGCCACGACGAGAAGCGCCGAAACATTTAGGGCAGATGCGGACTCCGCTAGGTGCTTTTCTCTCCTTCTTATCTCTGCCCTGCAATGTCCACATCCGATCATCGTCAGGTAGCCCGTGTTCTCGACAGTTGTTGGCGTGGTCAAGGATAATCGCGTGATCTTTCCCCGGACTTGGGCGTAGCGAACGACCGACTTGTTGTAAATATAATCCCAATGATTTAGTCGGTCGCAGAAGTATCGCCACCTCGATGCAAGGGACATCGAAGCCCTCGCCAAATAATTCAACATTGGATAGGACTTTGATTTCGCCATCTCTGAACCTCCTTATAGCCATATCTCGCTCTGCCGTATCAGTCTCACCATCAACATGCTCCGCCGGGACTCCCGCCTGCTTAAACTGTTCGACGACATGCTTTGAGTGAGCGACGGAGGCGCAGAATACAACAGCACGCTTACCGTCGGCGAGTTTCTTGTAGTGCTTGATGGCATCGCCTGTTATTGATGGCCTATCGACGATGGAGGTCAACTCTGAGCCGACATAATCGCCCATGCGCGTGCGAACCTTTGACAGATCAATTTCTCCGGGGGCATATATCTTATAAGGAGAGAGGTAGCCGTTTTCGATCAACCACGATACGGAAGGACCGTTGACCATCGCCCTGAACCACTTATCAAGCCCGGTGCCGTCCAAGCGCTCCGGTGTAGCTGTAAGCCCAATATGATATGCGTTTGGAAATTGAGCGAAAATCTTTGACCAAGAATTGGCCGCGATGTGATGGCACTCGTCCCAAACGATAAGATTAGGAACCCGATATTTGTGAAAGCGCCTGACGAGAGTTTGAACTGATGCGATCTGAATTAAGGCCGTGCGGTTTGACTCGAAGTTTGCGGATATGATGCCGTGCGGAACGCCCTCACCGTCGAACGCACGAGTGGATTGATTTATCAATTCCCGGCGGTGGACTACGAACCATGACGACATTCCGCGCTCTGCTGCGGTTTTCAGCATGTGGCTTGTTTCGAGAGTTTTTCCGCTTCCTGTGGGACTTGTCAAAAGGATTTGCTTTATCCCTTGACGCATATACTCTCTAATTTTTGCTACAGACTCATCCTGATATGGCCTAAGCTGCATGGCCTATTTTTTCAATAACTCGAAACAGTTTGGGCATCGTTTTTCCCTGTCCGATATTTTTATTTTTCTTTGAAGGTGAAGTGTGTATGCCTTGTATGGCGATACACCAAGTTTGTGTGCGACTTGTTCGAGGGTCATTCCGTAGAGACGAATAAACTTTGAGGTTTGCTGTTGTCGCTTCATGTGTGTAAATATACCACCATCGTTTAACTAGAGCAACATTTTTTTGAATTAAAATTAACTTGCAGACATCCATTTGAGGTTGTATACTTCATTATAACCCATAGGAGGAATATATGCCCGTCGAGTCGATTAAGCCAAAGAACGAAAAAGAATGGTTAGCGCTGAGGACCAAGGACATCACCAGCACCGAAGTTTCCGCGCTGTTCGGTATCTCTCCTTATACCACGGAGTTTGAATTATGGCACCGAAAAAAAGACAACCTCGCCGTCGATTTCGAGGCCAACGAGCGGATGATCTGGGGGACAAGACTCCAAGATGCGATTGCTTTTGGCATCGCAAAAGATCAGGGGTGGAAAGTCCGCAGGATGGACGAATACATGCGAATACCAGAGCTTCGCATCGGCGCATCGTTTGATTTCAGCATCGAGGGAAAAGATGTGGAACCCGGATTGCTTGAAATTAAGAATGTGGACTCTCTCCAATACAAGCAGGGATGGTCCATCGATGGAGACAACATCGAAGCCCCACCACACATCGAATTGCAGGTCCAACACCAACTAGCCGTATCTTGCCGACAATACGCGCACATCGGCGCTCTGATCGGTGGAAACAAGGTCGTGCTTTTGAAGCGCGAACCGGACCTCGCCATCATCCAAGCAATAAAGGATAAGGTGCAGTTATTTTGGAAGTCTATCGACGATGGGGTCGCCCCAAAGCCAGACTTTCAGAAAGATGCAGACTTCATCTCGAAGCTGTATCACTACGCTGAGCCGGGGAAGTATGTTGATGTGTCCGGCAATGCGGAGTTTACGGCCTTGGCAAAGCGCCATAAGGAGTTGGGCTCAGCAATGAAGGCGTGCGAGATTGAGCGCGACGGCCTCAAGGCACAAATGCTGATGATTATCGGTGACGCCGAAAAGGGCCAAGCCGAAGGATGCACCATAAGCGCAGGACTCATCGGTCCCGTGCATGTTGAATATGATCGCGAGGGGTATCGAGCGTTCAAATTAAATTGGCCACGAGCCAAGAAAGGGTAATATGAAACTCAACGGTCACTTCTACTTCACAAAAGGACAGTTGCAGAGGATGTTAAAAGGGAAGGAAGTTCGCTTCCGTCGTGATGGCAAGTGGATAGTCGGTGGACTCAAGAACAAGCATAAGATGGTCGAGGTAATGAAGCTGCAACGGATGATTGAGAAGTTGCAGAAAAAGCTAAAGGAGACAGGTCATGGCAAATGAAGTCGCAAAGATAAAGCCGATCGAGGAAGTGAGGAAAAGTCTGACGCTGATGAAAGATCAGTTCGCGCTTGCCCTGCCTCCGCAGATCGAACCGGACAAGTTTGTCCGTGTCGTAATGACAGCACTACAGCAGAACCCACCGCTCGTCACGGCAAACCGCCAGTCCCTTTATGCGGCCTGCATGAAAGCGGCTCAAGACGGACTTCTGCCCGATGGCCGGGAAGCAGCGCTCGTGATGATGGGCGATGTTGTCACCTATATGCCGATGGTTAGCGGTATATTAAAGAAGGTCCGCAATTCCGGGGAGTTGTCGAGCATCACTTCCCAGATGGTCCACAAGAACGACCGTTTCCGTTTCTGGATTGACGGAGACGGAGAACATATCGACCATGAGCCCCTCATGTTCGGTGAGCGTGGTGAAGCTATAGGTGTCTACGCCCTCGCCAAGACCAAGGACGGCGGTATCTATGTTGAGGTGTTGGACAAGGCACAGGTTATGGCCGTCAAGGGTGCAAGCCGGGCCAAGACAGGGCCGTGGACAGGTGCGTTCGAGCATGAGATGTGGCGCAAGACCGCCATCAGACGCCTCTCAAAGCGCCTGCCGATGAACACCGACCTTGAGACGGTCATTAAGCGCGACGACGAAATGTATGATCTCGACAAGCCCACGGAGGTGCAGCAGGAAATGACAAAGCCCCGTAA